AGAATTTGGGGGTACTACGGTCCCTGTGACGTGAAATATGCACTCGTCTCCATGGAGGGTGATGCCGACAAGAAAGAAAGTGGCGACAGCAAGATTGCCGCAGGGAAAATCACTATCGAAGCAGAGATAAGCGCAGGCGAATTTGTCAAAAAGTGCGTTGATTGGATTGTCTCTGCGACAAAGGGGAAGAACGAAGACAGCGGGAACTCCGCACAGATTGGGTCCAGCGGGAACTCCGCACAGATCGGGTCCAGCGGGTACTCCGCACAGATCGGGTCCAGCGGGTACTCCGCACGGATCGGGTCCAGCGGGTACTCCGCACGGATCGGGTCCAGCGGGAACTACGCACAGATCGGGTCCAGCGGTGACTCCGCACGGATCGGGTCCAGCGGTGACTCCGCACAGATCGGGTCCAGCGGGAACTCCGCACAGATCGGGTCCAGCGGGAACTACGCACGGATCGGGTCCAGCGGGAACTACGCACGGATCGGGTCCAGCGGTTACTCCGCACGGATCGGGTCCAGCGGTGACTCCGCACAGATCGGGTCCAGCGGTTACTCCGCACAGATCGGGTCCAGCGGTTACTCCGCACAGATCGACGTTTCTGGGCAAAAGTCGGTAGTAGCCAGCGCTGGACGCAATACAAAAGTGCGCGGCCCTGTCGGAACTTGGGTTTCTGTAGCTGAGTACGACGAGGGCGGAGACTGCAAGGGCTTCGCTACTGGATGTATCGGCAAGGACGGATTGAAGCCTGATGTTTGGTACAAAGCCAAAAGCGGCAAGCTTGTCGAAGTGTCGTCATGACCCGCACCATCCAGATCAGCCCGTACCATTCCGTTCAGGGCCGAGTCATAGCTCGGAACCCGTTCGAAAACACAGTGACCATCAAGAGTTGCGGCAAGCTTTGGACCGGGCGTCCTGTTCCGCTTGTTCGCCATGGAGAAGTAATTCAATGACCAAAATCACTGCATACAAAGGCTTCAACGCCGATTGGACCTGCCGAGACTTCCAGTTTGAAGTTGGCGAAACATACACGCATGACGGCGACGTCCGTATCTGCGGAAGCGGTTTCCACGCCTGTGAAAACCCCATGGATGTTTGGGGGTACTACGGTCCCTGTGACGTGAAATATGCACTCGTCTCCATGGAGGGTGATGCCGACAAGAAAGAAAGTGGCGACAGCAAGATTGCCGCAGGGAAAATCACTATCGAAGCAGAGATAAGCGCAGGCGAATTTGTCAAAAAGTGCGTTGATTGGATTGTCTCTGCGACAAAGGGGAAGAACGAAGACAGCGGGTACTCCGCACAGATCGGGTCCAGCGGGAACTACGCACAGATCGGGTCCAGCGGGTACTCCGCACGGATCGGGTCCAGCGGGTACTACGCACAGATCGGGTCCAGCGGGAACTACGCACAGATCGGGTCCAGCGGTGACTACGCACGGATCGGGTCCAGCGGGAACTACGCACAGATCGGGTCCAGCGGGTACTCCGCACAGATCGGGTCCAGCGGGAACTACGCACAGATCGGGTCCAGCGGGTACTACGCACAGATCGGGTCCAGCGGGAACTACGCACAGATCGGGTCCAGCGGGTACTACGCACAGATCGACGTGTCTGGGGAGAGGTCTGTTGTAGCCAGCGCCGGATACAACGCAACTGTACGAGGCCCCAATGGAACTTGGGTGTCTGTAGCTGAGTACGACAACAATGGCGAGTGTATTGGGTTTGCTTCTGGCTGCATCGGCAAGGGCGGCTTGAAAGCTGACGTTTGGTACAAAGCCAAGGACGGCAAGCTTGTCGAAGTGTCGTCATGACTAACCTCGATTCATCCCTTTACCCCGACCGGACTGACGGCAGAAAAGTCGCCACTCACCAAGAACGTTTCCGGTCGGAATACGCGCAGCCCATTGTTACCGAGTGTTGTTCGGTTGTTAACGAGGGTCAGGGCTGCGTGTCAGAGAGTGTCCCGCCTCCTCCCCTTCGTGCGGGGCACTCTCAACAGTTTCAGACCGTCTTTGAGGATGTTAACGAAGATGCAATGGATCACGATGTGCGCAGCCATGCAGAGCGCATTCTTCACGCCATTTCCGTGTTCTTAGCCGCATTCGTAGCGGCCTGCCTCATCACTCTCATGATCAAGCATCATATCTCGCCCGCTTCGCCTTGCGGTAGCGAGTACGGCCCCGGTGGGTGTCACGCCTCTACCTACCTCACCACCGGGGTCGACCAGATTTCAACGCCCTGAAAGGAGGCAAGATATGACAAAACAGGAATCAAAAATCACTGCTTCGCACAAGTCGCTGGCATTAGCTCTGGCAGCCGCTCAAATGGAAATGGGCAAAGCCCTGAAGCAATCCACCAACCCGCATTTCCGCAGCAAGTACGCTGACCTTGGCAGTGTCATGGACGCCTGCCTGGAGCCGCTGAATACGCACGGAATAGCGGTCATTCAACCCACCGGCGAAGGTGATCATGGTCGCTATGTGAAAACCGTGCTTATCCACGGTGAAAGCGGTGAAACGCTTGAATGTGAGGTGCCGCTCATCATCGGCAAGAACGACATGCAGGGATATGGCTCAGCCGTCACTTACGCGCGACGTTATGGCCTTATGGCAATGGCTGGAATTGCTCCGGAAGATGATGATGGTAACGCCGCTGCCAAGGCTGCACCGAAAGCTGCTCAAACTGTCTCACCAGACCAGTTTATCAAGCTTCGCGACCTAGCCACCGAAGCCGGTGTGGAAGAGGCCACGGTGTGCGCTTCCGCTGGTTGCAGCGATTTGCAGCAGTTCCCGGCAGACAAGTTCAACAACGCAATCAAGAAGCTGAGGGCCACGATTGAGGCAAACAAGCCCGATCCGCTGAAAGGCGATGAAATCCCTGAATTCGAGAAGGAGGGCGCACAATGAATGTTCAAAGCATAATTGACGCTGTTGCCGAGAAATACGCTTCCCAAACATTCGTGTATTTCGACCTGGAAACCATTCCCTGCCAAGACCCGGAATATCTCTCGGTTCTTCAACGAAAGGTCACGGCACCGGGAAACATCAAAAAGCCGGAAAGCATCAAGAAGTGGCTTGATGAAAACCGTGAAGATGCGGCGAAAGAGGCACTCGCAAAGACCAGCTTTGATGGTGGTCGAGGGCATGTATGCACCATCGCTTGGGCGAAGAACGATAGCCCTATCGCAGTTCGCCACGCCAAGACAATCGCAGACGAACGCGCCGTGATCGAGGACTTCTTTGCTGATCTGGACCCGTATCACAGCGAAACACTTGTTGGTCACAATATCACCGGGTTTGACCTCGGTTTTCTTCGCAAGCGGGCGATTGCATTGGGGATCACCATGCCCACAGCGCAAAGTATGCCGCGCGATCCGAAACCTTGGGACAAGACAGTCTTTGACACGATGAGCGCGTGGGCTGGCGGCACAAACCGCGTCAGCATGAATGACCTCTGCGACATTCTGGGCATCGAAGGGAAAGACGGTTTCGACGGCTCACAGGTGGCCGGGGCGTGGGCTGCGGGTGAGCATGACAAGATTTCGGAATACTGCCGGGATGATGTTTACCGGACGCGCGAGATTCACAAGCGCTTCGTTCTTGCGGGGTTCTAAGCATGACCCTCCTAGAGCACATGAAGGCCGACGCTGCCGAATGTAACGAGGCATTGTACCGCAGTACCGGATCGTCTCAGCGGCGCAAGTCTCTGCCAACCCGGAAAGGCAAATCGCCAGCCGTCGCCAGACGACATGAAGAGATCCGCAGTCTCATGGGGCACATGACCGTCAAGGAAATGGCCTGCCGCCTGTACGTCAGCACCTGGACGATAAATTCCGACCTTCGGACCATAATGGCGGAGGATTCCAATGCAGAGTCTTGATGACGCCGTACAGGAATACCTTAAGCGCGAGGCCAAGGCCATGAAAGCGCAAGAAGGTGCCAAACATGCCGAGCTCATTGAACAGGTAGCGGCAGAAACCGGCATTGAAGCAGACGTTCTGACCGAAGCTGTTTTGGACGCCACATTTGCGGGGACGAACTGATGCCTCACAGAATTATAGATTCACCTGATGACCTTGCGGACTTCACTCGCTTCCTGGGCGGCCTGAAACTCCCCATTACGGTTGAATGGGTGAAAGGCCGTGATCGCACCAAAGATCAGAATTCTTTGCAATGGCTATGGGCCTCAGAGGTTGCACAGCAGTTCGGTGACAGGGACGCGGCTGACGTTCAGGCGGACTGGAAGTTGCGCCACGGTGTACCAATCATGCGTGAGGATAGCGCAGAATTCAGATCGTCTTATGACAGTATAATCAAGCCGCTTCCTCACGAAGCAAAAATGAAAGTCATGCGCGATCTGGACTTCGGTGTAACTCGCTTGATGAAGGTTCGTCAGATGGTTCGCTACATGGATTCCGTGCAGCGCGAGTGCCTTGAAATGGGTCTCATCCTAACCGAGCCCGACCCGGAGCTTTCCAAGTATCAGAACCGCTATCGCCAGAAAGACGCGGCATGACCGGCCGCAAGATCAAAGAGTGGATCGGGGCCACCCCTGACACCCCCGCCCCGCCCCGTGTTCGCCTTCGGGTATTCGAGGCATTCGGCGGCAAATGCGGCATCACAGGGCGCAGGATCAATGCCGGTGATGCGTGGGACCTCGATCACATTCTGGCCCTGACAAACGGCGGTGAGAACCGTGAGAGCAATCTCCAGCCCGCTCTGAAAGATGCCCACAAAGCAAAGACCGCCCGTGACGTCGCCCAGAAGTCCAAGGACCGCCGGGTCCGCCAAAAGCACCTAGGAATTCACAAACCGAAGAACCCGCTGCCCGGGGGCAAAAATAGCGACTGGAAACAGAAAGTAGGCGGAGGCTGGGTTCGCCGAGATGAGGACTGAACACCTAGCAATCCCCTTCCTGCTGAGTGATGCAGGAAGGGGGAAAGGAGAGACATGATTGAGAAACTAACAGAACAGCAGGTTTCCAACCTACCGAAATGGCGGGACAATTGGCTTGAGATTGGCCTCTCAACCGCGCCGATAGACGAAGATCGCGCAAAGGCCGCTGTTTGCCAGATGTACGAATGCGCTGACCTCGCGCCGCCCTCAGTGTTTATCTTTCTGGATAGCCCGCAGCAGGGCGCTATCGCCGCGGCCATGTTGAAAGACTCCAAGTTTGGGGCTCAGGTCGGGGATCAGGTCAGGGCTCAGGTCTGGGCTCAGGTCTGGGCTCAGGTCGGGGATCAGGTCTGGGCTCAGGTCGGGGCTCAGGTCGGGGCTCAGGTCAGGGCTCAGGTCGGGGATCAGGTCGGGGATCAGGTCTGGGCTCAGGTCGGGGCTCAGGTCGGGGCTCAGGTCGGGGATCAGGTCGGGGATCAGGTCTGGGCTCAGGTCAGGGCTCAGGTCGGGGCTCAGGTCGGGGATCAGGTCGGGGATCAGGTCTGGGCTCAGGTCAGGGATCAGGTCTGGGCTCAGGTCGGGGCTCAGGTCGGGGCTCAGGTCGGGGATCAGGTCGGGGATCAGGTCTGGGCTCAGGTCAGGGCTCAGGTCGGGGCTCAGGTCGGGGATCAGGTCATGCGCGCTGTATACGGATCACACGACGCTTCATGGTTGTCATTCCACCACTTTTTCAACGCGCATTTTGATCTATCTGAAAAAGCATCTGGCCTATTTAACGTCGCTCAAGAGTGCGGCTGGGTGTGGCCGTTTCGAGGGTGCGCGGTGGTTACAAACCGGCCCGAAACCATCAACCTCAGCGACGACAAACTTCTGCATTGCGAATACGGTCCTGCAATCAGGTATCGTGATGGGCTTTCGGTGTACGCTTGGAGGGGTGTTCGCGTACCGGGGAATTGGATCGAGAACCGCGAAACCTTGAACCCATCAGAAATCCTGTCTTGCGAGAATGTCGAACAGCGCGCCGCCGGAGTGGCGATACTCGGCATGGAGCGGATGCTTGATAGCCTTGAGCATCGCATCTTGGACAGTGACCCAGACCCGTCGCACGGCGAGTTATTCGAGGTTCGCATTCCCGACCTGCCTGAACCGGGTCGCTTCCTAAAAGCTCAGTGCCCTCGCAATGGCGCGATCTTCGAAGGAGTGCCCAACGAAATCCAAACAGTCTTGGAGGCTCAGGCATGGCGCGTTGGGTTGCCTGCCTCTGAATTCACCTACCCAACCATCCGAACATAGGAGAAGAATTATGGAATCATTTGCACAGGGTGAAATCTACGCCCGCAAGATCGACAAACTTCCCGAGGGCCTGGAGCCTTTCACAGAGAAAGACAGCAACGGCTCGTGGATCATCAGTCACAGCGAAAGCGGTCATCACCACGTGATTGACGCCCCCGGTGTGACGGTGATGGAGCGAACGAAGGACGTGCCAGAGGGTATGCGCATTCTCTACGCCATTGTCGATCAGCCGACCAGCCTCAAGCAGAACGCGGCCAACGCCCATGAGGCCCACGACATGCCGACCGGTGTCTACGAGATGCGCATCAGCCGCGAATTCGACCCCTTTCTTCAACAGGCCCGCCGTGTGGCTGACTGACTTCTCTTTCTGGGCCTCAGCAATGGGGTCCAGCGATGGAACGCAGGAGAACCAAATGACCCAGCAAACCAAGATCGAGTGGACCGAACGCAACGGTGTTCCCGCCCAGATGGGAGGGGAAGGATGAGCGACGTTCACGCCTATGGAACCTGCCCTGAATGCGAAACATCTGACATGTGGGATGAAACCATTTCCGAGACAGATGAATACCGCGATGGCCTGGCGCTTACTTGCCCGACATGTGGCTTCATGATCGCGGGACCGACGGAGGAAACTGTGGAGCGCGCGCTACAAGTACTATCGAAGTGGATAGCCTCATGACCGCCCTCTCCCCCCTCCCCGAGCGCGCCTTGTCGATCCGCCAGCCATGGGCATGGGCGATCCTGAACGCGGGCAAGGATATCGAGAACAGACCGCGCCGATTCCACCACCGGGGGCCGATCTGCATCCATGCGAGCCTGAACAATAGCGCTGGTCATCATCTTGTTTCATCTTTGGAGATAAAGAGAGCGGCAGGCAGCCCAATCGAAGTTCCTTATCGTGCCAGTTTAACTCACGGCGGCATCATCGGCACCGCTGAAATCGTGGACTGCATCGAGGCAAGCGATAGCCCTTGGTTCTTTGGCCCCTATGGCCTTGTTCTCCGCAACGTGCAGCCCGTTCCCTTCATCCCCGTTAAAGGCGCTCTCGGTCTGTTCCGCTGGCGCAAGAACCTGGAACGGGGGGCGGCATGACTCTGCGGGTTCTCATAGGCTGTGAA